ATGAGCGACGAATCCAAGCGGACGTGGCTGACGCATCCCGGCAAGCCGGGGGTCATCTACCGGGAACATCCTACACGCAAAACCGCGCGCAAGCCAGATCGGTTCTGGGCCATCCGCCACCGTGCCGGGGGAAAGCGCCTCGTCGAGACGCTCGGCTGGACTTCCGAAGGCTGGACGGCCGACATGGCCCATGCGCTGCTTGTGGAGCTGCAACACAACGTCAAGCTCGGCCTGCGTCCCCAGACGCTGAAGGAGAAGCGCGAGCTGGCGGCGGGCGCAAAGGCCGAGGCCGCCCGGCAATCCGCCTTGGAGGGCCTGAAGGAGATCACCTTTGGCGAGCTTGCCGGGTTCTATCGGGAGTGGGCGGCCGCCAACCGCCGGAGCGGGGCAGGCGTCGCCCGCATTCTGGACAGGCATGTCCTCCCCGAGCTGGGGGAGAAGCGGGCGGCCGACATTACGCCAGCCGCCGTGAACGAACTTAAAGCGCTGCTTGAAGCCAAGCGCCCGGAGAGGGGCCGCGGCCAGAATGACCCGGACGCCCGCCTCAGCCCGCAAACCGTGCTGCACTGCCTCAAAACCGTCCGTGAGGTCTACAATTACGCCTTGGAGACGCCCCACCCGGATATGCCCGAGAGGATGCTGTACGCCGGGAAGAATCCCGCCATCCTGAGCCGCAGGGGGCGCGGCGTGCGCGTCCCCGTGAGTGACGCCCGCAGGCTGCGCATCCTGACGGACGCCGAGATAGCGCAGCTCCTCGCCTACGAGGGGCAGCACAAGGCGTTCGCGGCGGAGCTGCGCGACATGATGCTGCTCTCGCTGGACACGGGCGTCCGGTCCGGGGAGCTGATCCGCCTGCGCCGCGAGGATGTGGACACGGAACGGGGCACGCTCCGCATCCTGTCGGGTTCCGACTTCGGGCTGACCAAAAGCGGCCGCACGCGCATCGTCCATGCCGGATACCTTTTTCCCGAGGCCCGCGACGTGCTCCGCCGCCATGCCCGGGGCGATTCCCCCTACCTGTTCCCCGGACGGGACGGCGGCGTGCGCGACGGCACAGCTCTGGGCCGGGCCATGAACCGTATTGCCGAGACGCTGGGCCTGAACAGCGGCGTGACGGACCCGCGCAACCGGGTGGTCTGGCATACCCTGCGGCACACCTTCGCCACCCGGATGCTGGAATCCGGGGTCGACATCTACACCCTCAAGGAACTGCTCGGCCATTCCAGCGTCGCGGTAACGGAAGGCTATCTGCACCTGTGCGACCGGGCCAAGCGCGAAAAGGCGCTGGCCCGGCTCACGCTGGAGCGTGCGGTCACATCTCGGGGACATCAATGACCCTTACGCCCTTGTTTTCGAGATAGGCGACGAACGCTTCGCGGGGATAGTAGACCTGCTCCCCGATGAGCTGCCGCTGGCGGGGGCCTCTGCCGAGCTTGTCGTCGTTGGCAAGCGTCTTGGGGCTCAACCCGCCCCCGGTGAACCACTTGACCGCCTTGCGGGCGATCAGGGGCGGGTAGAGCGGAATCAGATAGCCCAATACGCTGGATTCTGCATGTTCTCCCATAGTTGCTCCTCCCTCCGCCCGGCGTGGGCGGCAATGATCTGCGCGGGGATGCCGCCGAGCGGCGGATCGGCTCCCCGCCGCCGTTTACGGCCTCAAAAAGACAAACCCAAAAACGAACCCGGCCACCAGCATTGCGAGCGTCCAGTTCATTGCCCCCCTCCATACTGTTCCGCATGCACGGCGCGCACCAGCTGCATCATGGAAGCGATGGAGGCCAGCGCCTCCTGCCCTTCCTTGAGGATGCGGTCATGCTGGTCGCGGGGCAGGCGTCCGTCCCTGATATCCTCGGCGCACTCCGCCGCGTACTCGCCGAACTCCTTGACGCTGCTGATGAGCGTATCCATGAGATCGGCGGTCCCCGTGCAGGGCTTTACCTTGACGAAGACGCCGCCCATCTCCCGCGCCATGAATTGCAGCGGCTCCACCGAGCCGGTCGTGGCCATGATGGGGAGGAGCCAGTCCGCGTCGAGCTTGTGCTTGGGCTGCCCCGAAACGCTCGACATGAACGTCTGGTAGTTGAGCCCCAGCCGTTCCGCGATGCCCTTGCCGTCCAGCGTGTCGCAGCCAAGCACGCTGGCGTGCACGCGCTGGCGCAGTGAGGGAAAGCCGCAAGTGCCTCTCATGCTCTTTCACTCCGTTGAGTTGCGGTTCAAAAAGATTCAGTTTGAATTCGCGGTTTCCGCCCGCGCTTTCTTGCCACTGGTTCCGGCAACAAGTCTTTAGGAAAACCCATTTCAAGAAGTTGGTTCACACGTTCCGGAGAGGCTATATCCGCGATGAGGAGCTTGCTTAGACCGCTTCGAGATATATTCATCTCGATTGCTATCTGGGCGATACTTTTGCCATTCCTTCGCAGAAACAGGGAGAGCCGTTCTTGCCTCGTGAGTGGAGATTGTGTTACGTTTGCAACCAATTGCATGTTTTTTACTCCCAAGATGCTTCGACTGCCTATCAGTATGTATCTTTAGTGATCATGTAGAACTAAAAAGAGTTCAGGTCAAACATTTTTAATTCTGGATGCTGTAAAAATGGAACAAGATTGGTCTGAACAATACAAGATCGTTTGGAATATTTTTCTCGCGCATCCCCAGTCGGTCGAGAACGGCATATCCCGTCGTGGTTTATCAAGATGTCTTGGCATTTCATCTGGTAAAACGCAGAAATGGGAGGCTGGACAATGGCCGAGTGCTGAAGACTTGTCCAAACTTCATGACAAGCTGGGCCTCTCGTACAGGTGGTTGATAACGGGAGTGGGGGAGCCTTTTGATTCAGAAGAGGATACTGCGAACCTGAATGATTCTGCTGAGGCAGAGCGCCTGAGAAGCCGGGTAGCGGAACTTGAGCGGGAAAATGCAGCCCTGAAGGAGCGGCTACTCGCGGCTCACGAAGCCAACACCGAGATGGGCAGGGCAAATGCGAAATTGAGTGAACTGGTGGCCAAGCAAAGTGAGCAGGGGTTGGACAGAGGAGATGTGGAATCCGCTGGCGCTGTGCGTGGTGTGCCGCAGGGTGGCATATTAGAGAGCGTTACCAGTAAAAATTGAATATCTCAAAAACAGAACAGGCCGGATTGCTCCGGCCTGTCCTGTTACTGGCATTGGGTTATAAAACCTGCCTGTATCAGGTCCTCGACATGGGCAGTGGGGCTTTCAGTCCTGATCACGCTGCCGTTATACATCGCTGCCCGCTTTGCCGAGCTGCGCATCCATTCTTCGATGGTCGGATCGGGATCAAAGGTGGACTTCCAGAGTGCCTCCGCCAGCAGCTGGAAGCTCTCGGCCTCCAGCTGCATTCCATCCATTGTTTTGAATCGCATGGTTCTCCTAGACGACGGCCGCGAGGACGGCGGTACGGTTGCGGTAAAAACGGACGACACCTTCGCTGATCCCGGTCCAGAGTGATTCGGTCTGCGGAGCGGGACGATTGGCGAGTCCGCTGTCAAGGCGATAGGCGGGACGGCCGTCAACAGTGACCGGAGAAATCTGCAGTCCGACACGGCGCAGTCGGGTAATCGCAGCTCGTCCGGTATGAGGTAGCCAGCCAAAGCGTTCGCACATCGCATCCAGTATTACAACCTGGCTTTCCGTAAACATGCCAGCAAGTTCGGCCTGTACCCCACGCAATCCGGGGTATTCGATGACCGGAGCTGCTGCCGGAGTGTTCGGAGTCTTGCAGGCTTCAATGAATTCCCCAAGGAAACGCACCCAGCTCGTCACCTTCGCGGCACTTACGGTTCCAGAATGCTGCCTGAATTCAACGGTGCCATATCTGGGAAAAGACTGCAAATTCACCTTGAAATAGCGACCAGACTGTGCACGGACCATTTCTTCGATGGTTCTGGCGCTTTCGAAGCGGGCATCGAGAAAGTCGGATACCGAACGGCAGTATGTATTGGTGCTGCCCCTGCGGCTTTGCGGCATGAATGCGTCAATTTCAGCTTCGTGTCTGGCATAGCGGCGCACGATGGTGTGGATGTCGCCAGCGGTCAGGTCTCGGGCGTCGAAATGGACATGGAGTCCACAGCTGCGGTTTGCCGTCGCTCCTGCGTCATCCAGCGCGGTAGCCACAGCACGCGCCTCCTCGAGGCCAGCCTCGCCGTGCAGAACGGGGCTGACGACTTCGAACCCGCCACGCACGCTGGAATCGCTGACCAGCTTCCAATACCCACGTGTGTTGTGATTATAGTCTTCGTTCTGGACAGAGATGCTGATGGCGCGGAGCGCACGGAGCGCGGTCTGGCGGTCGATACCCACGATTTCCATTTCAATGCCGAACTTGCGATTCATTTTTAACCCCTTGTTTTTACTAGCGTTACACTCTCGCCGTGGTTGTGTGTTCGCTCTTTGCGGGGTTGATTGCAAGTCTTTTGTTGCTGATTTTATTGTTTTTTTATAAGGCCCGCCCGGACATCAACGTCCACGCGGGCCTTATTCCGTCAGCTTGCATCCGGGAAGTAGAGGACATAGCCGAGCCCCATAGAGTCCATCTGGCTTCCTCCCAAAAATTCGTGAATGGTGTAAGGATCAACTTCTTCTGTTTCGCCCAAAAAACCGGCCAACGCGAGTGCGATATCGAAGGGTTGAGCATCGTCATTAACAACTATGGCGGGGCATTTTTTGCCATACATGCTACGTCCGGAATAGCCGGGATAAAAGTTCATTTGGCCGTCATGTTCTGCGCAGAAATTTTTCAGGGCATCAGCTATGTCAAACATTTAATACCTCGATATTGTTTGTTTTATTTGTTCCTGTGGGTACGTGATCCCTCTTTCAGGGATGGATTGCAAGCATTTTCTCTCGTATTTATTCGATTTTATTTGAAAAGAGGCTCCCCGAAGGGAGCCCTTTCATTACATCCACGCCTCAAGCTGCCGGATGGTCTCTGCGGCGACGTCGTGGTCTTCCGGGATAACTGTGTCTACTGTCTGCCAGAGTGCCCGGTATGTCTTGTCCGCAGGCAGGCCCGCGCAGAGCAGTTTGCAGCTCATGGACTCGGCAACGCCAAGACAGAATTGATCGATGGGGTCAGGGGTGCCGACCAGCATGACGACATCAGACTGTTCGCAGCGTGCCTTCATTTCATAGACTGCTTCCCGCTCACTTGCGGTCTGCAGCAGCAGGGTCATCTCCGGGAACCGGAGCTGAAGAAGTCCCTTCATGAGCGACGTGGCGACGGTATTCTGCGAGCCGGTGATGAAGTACACAGTCGGCATGGTATGTTCTCCTATATGTTTATTTTTATTTGATAACCTCTTTCCGTGACTGTGTGATCGCTCTTTTCTTAGGTGGTTTCAAGTCTTTTCTTGCTGATATTATTCATTTTTTTTGTATTAGTGAGACACGCCCGATTACAGCTTCATGATGAAGCATAGGGCATAATAGGGCGGCAGGGTGCTGAGGGCCTGAGCCGTAAGCGTGTGGGTGTGCCCGCCGTCGGTAACGGCGTGTCCGTGCGCGGCGGTCGTGACCGTGTGCGTGTGGCCGTTGTCGGTGATGCCGTGACCATGCGCGTTCGAGCCGACGGCGTGGGCGTGGCCGGGGTCGGAGACGCCGTGAATATGACCCCATGAGGCACCAGAATAGGACGTAAAGTTCCCTGAACCTCCATTGGTGCTCCCTTGAATATGATTTTGGTTTTCTCCAGAAACACCAGCATATTCGAGAACCATATGATTGTGATAGGGCAGCGTGTTCCCATCCAGCGTCGTATACTGAATGCCGATTCCGGTTCCCGCGGCTCCTGTCCAGATGGAGAGGGCAGCGCCTTGAACAGCGATTCCGGTTCCTGAACTTCCCGCCGTGCCGCCGGGTGCTGCGGTGCCAAGGCCGATCCCCGTTTTGGCGCTTCCGGCGGCGACGCTGGGGGTAGCCGTTGCCGTACCGCCGGTTGTGCCGGGCGTGTCCCCTTTCCCCGCCCCGAGGATGAAGCGTTCGGTCAAATCGGGTGTGCCGTTGGTGCCGTCGCACAAGGCCCAGCCCGTGGGGATGGTTTCAGCCGAGCCGGACCACATGCCGATGAAGCCGCCGGGGACAAGGTAGAGCCTGAGCCGTTCGATGATCTGGAGGATGTTGGGAAGTGCCATCAGCGCACCCCCCCAACGGCCCGCCAAGCTAGGAACCGTCTCTCTCTCTCT